AATATAGTTGTGCGGATCTTTTTCATCATGACTTATTTTGGATGGAAGATAACTCACTCCACCTTCTTTAAATTTTTGTACCGCGACTAAGCCCCCTTGATTATAAGCTGTTGCAAATTTATCGTACACGGCTTGGTCAGTATATAAACCTCTGTTAGGGTATTTTGCATAGGATGATAATCCTTCTAAGCTTTTCATTTGTTCATCATATGCTTTTTTATAATCTTCTTTAGACCATTTATTAATTCCTACTTTATCAAATTCTTCTTCTCCACCTAAGAGTTCGGCTCCTAATACTGTTGCCCCTAAACCAGTTCCGAGTTTTGCTCCAGGACTCATGTTAGACCATACGCCGTCTTTACCAAAAAAACCGCCTACTCTTTCTCCTGGATTAGGAATTACTCCTGATTCTTTTCCCATTAACATGTTGTATGCTTGAGATTGTTGTGGGCCAAGACCAAAGAATTTTCCAATTCCAGTCTGTTGCATTTGTCCCCACATGTTTTGATTAGCTGCTCCACCTAAAAAATTACCGCTCTGAAACATTGCAGGCATTGAACTTGCTTTACCAAAGGCTTGCATACCAGGCACACCTGCCATACCCCCTAATTGGCCTAGGCCACCGATCATAAAAGCATCACGTAGGGAACGACCCGTGGATTTACCACGTAGTTTTTGAATACCGAATGTAGCTACTGCAAGTGTTAATGGATCCATAATATATATATATTTCTGTATCTTTTATTTTACCTTGATTAGTGGCTTTGATCAATATCAGCGGATTTTTATAGGAGACTTACCCTTGATCGATTTAAGAGGTGGTTTAACTTCTTTTGGTGGTGTTTTCTTATCCTTATCTTCATTTCCTATACGATGAAACTCTTGAAGAAGCTTACCTTGATAAGGATATTCTCCCATATGTTGGATAGGTTCATCAACTAATGCATATATTTCGCCTCCTAACTTAGTCCACAATTTACAAAAGTAAAAGTCTTCACCAGTATAAGTTTTAGTTTCAGGATCATGATATGAATCAAAGAAATTATAATAGTTCGGACGGGTTGCCATTTTACCATTAATAATAGTATGTTGAGTAATACTTAATTCAGGATATGCCTTTTTCATTTTTTCAAATGCAGATCGTTTAATCATCATACAGCCTGCAGGGCCACGTTTAATTTTCATAAACCCCTCTTTTAAAGTAAAGCTATCAGGATTTTCTAATTCAACTGGAAAGATTAAACCCATTGATTCAACATTATCTTCTTGTCTTTTTTTATAATCAACATCAAATTTGGTACGGTTAAGTGTTTTCATAGGGTATGGAACAACAGTTACTTCATGGGGGCTTTCATACATTCTATAAATAGAACGTGTATTAAAACAAATATCCGCATCAATAAAACACATCTGTTTAGCATCTGATTCTAAAAAAGCAGATACACATAAATTACGTCCTTGTGTAACTAAACTACTTTGCATTAATTGAAAGGTAATATTTAAGTTATTAAAAAGACAATCTTTTTGAAGATCTAAACAAGACTTCATATAATGTAAACTAACTTGAGAATGAACAGGAGTTGCTACAAACAAAGACTCATTACTATTCGCTACTTCTTTAACTTTTTTGTCGTTTCGTTTCATATTCATAAATTGCTCCTTTTAAAAAGTTAGTCCAATATGTTCCTATTTGTTTCCAATCATAAAATTTACGATAGTAATCTTGTTGAAATTTAATTTCATTTCCTACTTTTAAATTAAAAATATGGTTTTTACAATCTAAGATTGTATTGGCAGTAAGCTGAGTTAACGCCTTTTTATCCTTATTATAAGGCATATAGACTGGAAACTCTGCACAGGTTTCAGGTAAAGCGCCGAGATCCGTGGTTATTACAATCAAACCTGCAGCTAATGATTCCAGAGCTGAGATACAAAAAGTTTCTTCCCATGTCGAAGGGTGACAATTCACATGGTATTTAGGAAGCTCTTGTAATAATGCTTTGTGATCACAATAACCTTTATAATTAACATTAGGTAAAGCCTTAGCTTTTTTATAAAGATCTAAATAATGATTATCATTAGATTCTTTAAAAGCATCTCCATAAATTTGGGTACTAGAAAAAACATCTAAAACAATATCCTTTTCTTTTTTTAATATTTCCATAGCTCCTAATAAAACATCTAAACCACGCCAGGGGGTAGATAGATAAACTATTTTTAAAGGAGGATTAATATCTAGTTCTTCTTTAATAACTAATTCATCATAATCAATTCCATTTTTAATTATTAAGCATCGATCATGTGGAATATCAAATGCATATCTATATTTTTCATAAGACCAATGTGAATTAAAAACATAGTAATCATATTTTTTATGATTACTTTTCTTTTGAAACCAAGGATTAACATTAGGTTGATCATATGAATTCTTTAACCATAAAATATTTGGTTTCATAGGATGCAAAGGTTCTTTTTCTGGAATAGAAGTTGTAATTTGAACCTTATCTAAAAATTTATAAGGAACATATTTGCGTAAATAATCTAACTGTATTTCTGTGCCACCGTATGCTTGCATTAATTATTCCATAATTTTATATTACCAGCGATAGTTATACGATAATTATTGCTAGTATAAAAGGGGTAAACACAATGAAGCATTGAGGCAGGAAAAATGTAGATAAAACCTTCATAACTTTTATCAACAGGAATATCTTGTGTTTTGATGCCCCCAAAAGAATCAAGATAAAAAAATTGAAGATGACTTACTAAATTACTATTCGCTTGTTTACCCGGGCCTTTCTCTAATTCTTCTTTCAAATCATATGGAATTTTCATAAAAATAACAAAAGAAAATAATCCTGAATGATCATGAGCCGGATTAAACTCAGTCTTTTTTTGAAAATTAACCCATAAAGAGTGAAGATAAAGTCGAGCATCTAATCTAAGAAAAGTGCTTCTTTTTAAATATTTTACAAAGACAGGAGAGTTTGCAATTTGACTTGTTAAAAATTGTTCAAGTTCCGGATACACTGGATCTAAATGATATTCATTAACAATATTACCTGCTAAAGTTTTTTGTGCACCTTTTAACTTTTTTTTATTTTTAATTAATGCTTTAAGATGTGTAAAGATTGTATCCGGAAGTTTTGTATCATGGATTCCAATATGCCTACAATCAATCATTCTTTGTTTTACCAAATACTTGCAGAGATGCAACTGTTATTTCTACATCTTGTTGTAAATCTGCATTAGTTGTATCTGTATTTGGATTAGCAACATCTTGATCAAATTCTTCTTTTGAAGCATAAACGTGTCCTGTTCTTTTATGCTTAACAATTTCTTTGGCTTTAGCAGGTAAGACAGGTACCTCTTTACCATCTACAATAATTTTTTTCATTTTTTTCTTACTCCTTGTCCTCTATTTCTACCACGTTTGGGGATGCGCTTTCCATAACTTTTTGCATGACGCCCCGGTCTTTTTTTAGGTGTTCGTTTTTTATAACTAGATACACCATATTTTGGTTTTTTTCTAGCCATTTTCTTGTGATCGATCTATTTGCGCATAGCTTATAATTCCTTGTATTTTATTAATTGTACCACAAGTCATTTTTATTACGTCGCTTTCTTCTAAAACTAAAGTGTTAATAACAACATCTGTTGTGCTGTTAGCTCCAATACTTTTATTACTAATTCTATAAGTAGCAGGTGCTGAACTATCTGTTACTTCTACAGTGACAGCAAGAGCCCCCGAGTCTATATTGGATAATTGCATTTGTTTAACTAACAGTCTTGCATTAGCAGGAGATGTTAAAACACTTACCGTGTTTGTAGTTGTTAAACTTATACCTTGATTTTTATATTGAATTGTCATGAAATAAACCAATTAAAAAGTTGTTGATCTTGCATTAAATCATGTTGATAAGATGTATTTAATTGTTGTTTAATAGTCGTTAATGATTCTTGAATCTGTCTTTGATTCGAAGGATCATATTGTGGTGCCGGTTCAGGAATTATTGCATCTATTTTAGCCATTATCTCATTCCATCTGGTTGTGAATCAAATCTAAATAAACCGAAACGCCAATTACCATCCATATCATTTGATTCTATTTTTAAACTTGCTTGACGACTTCTGGCTCTCGTGTCTACTTTAGTTGTTGAGGAACTAATTGTAAAGGGGCCTAAAGGTGAACTCACTTGAGTTTGCGATGGATATTTTCTAAGATTAATAGTGACGTTTGCAGTTCCATTTAAATATTTAAAGTCAGGTATAAATCTTCTTACACTCATAAAATATTCACCATCTCCATCTACATCTAAATCAAAATCTCCTGAACTAATAGAAGAACTAATGACCGAAGAAACATATCCAGTAGTATAAAATCTTACTTCGTTTGTTCCTCTTTCGTGTTCATACAAAATAGAAGAATTATAAGAAGCTTTGACGCCGGTAATAGTAGGAAAGTTTGGAGTTACATTTGATAACAAATCCGTGGCAAGTGGAAATGCTTCTACACCAGAGTCAACCCAAACGGTTCGATCTAAAGTTCCTGTTGTCCAAATATTTCCATCATAATTATAAGTCACGACTCGATCAATATTACTACTTCCATTTTTTGCATAGAACCACATCACTTCACTATAAAGGTTGTTATGACCAGCATAAATAATATCACTAGCTGTTGCAGAATTTAATCCTAAATTATTTCCATTAGTTGTAAAAACAAAATCTTCAACTAAGCATGGAAGTGATTTAACTGTTCCATCAAAGACGAAGAATCCTCCTGAGACTCCCATCCAAAATACTTTA